AATATTCGTTTTCATTTTCTTTTCCAAGTAACCATTGTTTATAGTTTTCTTGTTCATTAAAATATTCTAAAAGTATATCTCTGCCTTTATTGACTAATTCTTTAAATTCTTCTGGTTTTGTAAGAAATATTTTATATAAAAATACTGCAATTTCATCATCTGGCACTGTATGACGATAATTAAATACAAATTCTTTCATAATGTCGTCATGATATATAAAATAACTTTTATCATCTATTTTTTCATATTTGCCATTATTAAATTTAAATAACAGATTGGATACTCCGTTTTTGAATTTATTATTCATATATATCCTCCTATTGTTTACCTTTAATTTCTTTCCACATATTCAACAAATCAAGATAAATTTTACCCTTTTCAGTTAACCATGCACTACTAATACTACTTCCATGTTTGAGAAAACCTTTATCATCTAAAACATACAATACAAATTGAATTAACCCACTATAATTTGCATTATCCATATCTGCATTACAAAGTTCTGAGAATTGTTGTTGTTTTATTTCCCATTTTGCATTAGAAGATTGTATATTAAGAATTTTTCTGATAACTTCATAAGTTTCTTCTGGGCATCCGCATCCACATAATCCTAAATCTTCATAATGAAATTCTTTTAAGCAATCTTCTAATATATCTTCTACTTCATACTCTTTTGGAAGCCTTTTATCTGCTAAAATTTCATTATAGCAACATTGAATCCAATTGTAAGCAGCACAACCATCCGGATAAGTATTGATTATATATTTCATATAGTGTGGCAATTTTTTTAATATATCCATACATTCCTCCTGTTTTCTTATTCCTTAATTAAAATAGCTTGATATACAGAGCAAAAATCATAAGCACTATTAACAAATCCACAAGACGTTGAAGATATTTTATAGCCCATTTTTAACAACTCATTAACTTTTTCTTCAAAAACATCAGGTTTAGATTCATCAACAACTTTAATATTCATATACATCCTCCTTTTTTATCCAAGTACAATCATATTCTTGTGAAAAATTATTTTTATAATATAAATCATCTACATTAACAAACCCAACAACACATTTACATTTTAATTTTCTATTAATGAATTCTATATCCACGCCTTCTTCACACAAGATTTTATCATATTTTTTACCTCTAATTGATTCATTGGGGTAAATTATTTGAATATTATTAATATTTAAGTCTCTGCACATACAAAGAATGTGCAGACCAGTTGTTTGAGAAGGTACAATAATGGGACATTTAAACTTATGTGCTAATTTAACTAGTATATATGTTTTGCCAATAGCTCTTTCCCAGTAATGAGTTTTCTTTAAATATGATTCGTTGTTTTTTAAGTAATGCTTCAACTCAAAGTATAATGATTTTTGTTTAAACCTAAAAGCCAAAGATTCTAATAAATTACTTAATTTTAAATACATATACATGTCATCCTTTCAATCAAATCTTTCTTTGATTTTAAATTAATAATCATCCAAATCTTCATCATCTTCATTTCCGTCATAGTAAATAGCATCAGCAACATCAATTAACTCAATATTCTTTAGCCTTACATACCATGCTTTTACTTTTCTTTCTATATCATCATATGTTTCACCAACAAATGATTTAGCTTTATATCCGCTTAATTCATTAGTATATTTATAGATAGCCCAACATTTAATCATAAACAACCTCCATTCTTTTATTATTTTTTATATTTATTTTTATTTAAAAATATAAGTCTTTTGAGATATTTTATATTGTTATTTTGTTGTATTTTTACACTTTTGTTTTTTATACTTTTTACAATCATATCTTATCCATAGATAAATTTTATGATATCTTTTATAATTAAATCCATTATTATCATTACATTTTAAAAATTCATTTATTGTTTTTCTGTTTTTCTTACTATTACAAGATTGACAAGATGGTAGCCAATATTTTTCTTCCCTTGTCAAATATCTTTCAACTCCCTAATTTAATTGTTTCTCTTTTATCTAAATTTATTATAATATTATATTTATATTTTGTCAAGTAGATAAACTTAAATATAATTCATCCACTATATTCTTTTTATTCTGTAAGCATTTATATATAAATTCATCTATTGTATTTTTGCCTTGTAATATAATATATGTACATTTATTTGTTTGTCCTATTCTGTGTATTCTGTCTTGACTTTGTTTAAATTCTTCATAACTAAAACTAAGTGAATAATAAACATTATAATTGCAATTCGTAAACGTTAAACCATGTCCTACAAGTTTAGGGTGCGTAAATAATAATTTTATTTTATTGTTTTTAAAATCTTCTATAATTTGTTCTCTATTCTTAATCTGCGAATGTAACGCTACTCCATTAAACTTTTTAGCAAGCTTTTCTATCTCATATATAAATTGACACCATACTATAACAGGTTTATTCCCTATTTCTTCTAATACTACTTCTAATTCATTATCTTTTTCTGTTTCAAATTCAGTAATGGATTCATCTTTATTAATGATAAATCCTGATATTACTTCTCTTAATTTCATCAATTTGGCTGTAAATTCAAACTTACTCCATTGGTTAATATTATCTTTTATATCTTGTAAAATATTTTGATAGTATTTATTTTGTTCTTTTCCTAAAGTAAATTTTCTAATTTCAAATACCTTGTCTGGTAAGTCAACACAATCTTCTTTCTTTAAAAATTTACTTTGTAAAGATAATCTATTAAAAAACATATCTTTGTTTTCTTGTGTTTGATACCATCTGTGTGGATTAGCCATATCTTGAGTAAAGTATCTTGCTAAAAATCCATAGTAATTATTACCAAATATTTCTGGATTAATAAATTTCATTTGTGCAAAAATTTCACTATTGTGATTAGGTGCAGGACAGCCACTTAATATGTATCTATGTGGTATATGTTCGCTTAATTGTAGTAATGTTTGGCTTATTTGTGATGTATGGTTTTTCATTTTACTGCTTTCATCAACTATAATACAGTCGAAATTTTTCTTTAGTATTTCATTGTAAATGATTTTTAAACCTTCATAATTAATAACATATATATCTGCATCTTCGTTTAGTGCTTCAATTCGCTTGTTTTTGCTATTGTGCCATAGAGATACTATCTTTTTATTTGGATAAAATTTATTACAATCTTCAATCCATGCACTTTCTATTATAGATAAAGGACATACAACTAAAGTTTTATTATAATGCTTTGCTATTTCAAGCCCCATCGGTGTCTTTCCCGTACCCGTATCGGCAAATATAGCATAACAACCTTCATTTAATGCTGTATTTATTATTTCTTTTTGATATTTATATAAGTATGAAGATAAGTCAAATTGCTTGTATTCTTTTTCTTTTGTTTTATATTCTCCACTTACTAAACCTAATTGTTTTAGTTTGTCTAAAGACGATTCTGGAAAATACCAGAAACCGTCTTTAAATCTTCTACCTTCTATTGTACGAATATATGTAATCTTATCTTTCGGAACTGCTACTTGTATCAATGGTAATCCCATCCTTCAGTTTTTTAATTTCTGATTTTTTCATTCCTAATTCAATTAATTGTGCTTCAAGTAGTTTAATTTCTTCTTGTAAAGATTTTTTCTTTGCAGTTAATTGTTTCTTTTCTTCAACTTCTTTTGCTTTCGCTTCCTTCCCTGCCTCTGCAATTTCTTTTTCTTTAATAAATCTTTCAGTCATTTGTTGCACAGAATCTTTAAGTATATAATCTTCATCTGTAAATTTACTAAATCTTTTTTCTATGGCAAGATTATAAAAATCTTCTCTTAATTCTATACCTATCGCATTTCTATTGTTTTTTATAGCAACGTAGTTCACTGTACCTGCACCTGCAAATGGGTCTAACACTGTATCACCTGGATAACTCCAAAGTTTAATACAACGCTTAACTAATTCTTCGGCGAATGGCGTTGTATGTCCTATGCCACTATTAGGTATTTTCCATACACCGCTTGCCCATTCTGCCCATTCTTCTAATGTAATGTCTGCCCCAATCGCTTTTTCTGTTTCTCCTGCTTTACGGTAAACATATACATACCCCCAATTTGCAGCTAATTGTGTATCTTTGTCTTTTAAGTTTCTATACCACAAAGCACCATCGGCAAGCATAGCTCTTTGTGCTGTGTATTTCTCCCATATCGCTTCTGTCCACAAAGTAAACCCTTTGTCTAAAAACATTTGATTAATTCCACCTACTATACATTCTTTGCCACGCTTACCATCTCTACCAATAGTATAATTATAATCTTCGAATTGGATTATAAATTTACCACCTGGTTTTAATACTCTATAACATTCTTCAATTACTAAACTAAGAAGATAATAATATTCTTCATAAGATTCGCAATTTGAAAGGTCAGCAGGGTCATTTGAATAAACTCTAAGATTGTGATATGGTGGTGATGTAATAATTAAGTCTACGCTTTCGGGTTGTATTTTCGGTAATTCTTTCATACAATCTCCATGAATCCATGTATTAGTTAGTTTTGTCATATAATCTCTCCTTTATTATGTATAATTTTATATTAATATTTATTTCATATTTCATTATAATATTAACAAATCAACAAAAATCGAATTGGATCTTGGTTAAAAAGTAAAGCATTTAACCAAGATTTAACCAAGATTTTAACCAAGACTCATGATCCTTGAGCCGATCGAAATAAACTTCTTTATAGATATAATTTCCGGCTCTTTCCCGTACAGACGCTCCATGTCTGAACGAGTAACAAACCAAGTTTTTTCGCTCAATAACAGGAATTGGTGTAACATAATAATCTGCTATATGTAAATCTCTTGCTTTACTTCTGTTTGTACTACTCATAATACCTCCTATTTTATATTATTATACATATTTAAATCTTCAAACTTTAGGTCAAAATATTCTTTTGCTATATCTAGATGTTTTAATTCAAATTCATTTAGGTATCTCATAGCAGAACATATACTGTTTTTTGTGCGTTCTTGATTCATTTCACAATATTTTCTGTAGCTTGTTTTCTTAAAGAAATTAGGTTGATTACACCATCTTGCTAAATTTATATACGTACCAGCATATGGACTTTCTTTATAACGTTCAAATCTCATTATGTAAGGTAAGCATCCATACTTCATAAGTATCTTAATTCTCTCAAATGTATCTTTTATATCTTGTACCCAAAAATCATAATCCCATTTATCGTTTCTATCAAATCCACAAAATACATATAACTTTGTTGTCTGAGCAGTTGTAGTACAATATCTTTTCCAAAGTTTTAATTTTTCTTCAATCAAATCTTTGTCAGCAATATTATCAAATGCAAATATGTAATCGCCTATGTATTTACTTTCAACTAACATTCTAGCTTTTTCATCTGTCATTAATCTTATATCCATTCCTTGTTTAAATTCAAATCTTTTACCTGTTTTTTGTAATGATTCTAATATTAATTTCCATTGACTAAAACCTAATATATTATCATCCAACAAACATATATATTTTCTGTCTTCATCAAGAAATTCATCTATAGGACTATGTAATACTACTTTATTATAATTTTTATTTACGCAAAATTCACATTTACGAAAACAACCTCTAGTTGTAAATCCTATTGAATAATCAGTATAATATTTATAATCTAACGGTTTACCTCGCCCACTTTTTAATTGATTTTTTACCCATTCATCATATAAATGATAATCTGGTTTATGGTGTTCTATATAATCAGGAAGTGGCCTTGCTTTATCATAAAAGGAACCTGTGCCTCCATACTCAGTATTAGGTAGTTGCAATATCCAATCTGGAACATTTGTATCGGTAAATACTTTTGATATATAAATTTTGTCAAAATTATTATTTTTTATTTCTTCGTAATCAGTAATTAATTTTACGTCATATTTTTGCGATTTCATATATCCGCTAATTTTCATACATGCAAGATTTGGAAATCTATGTTTTGGTCTACCAATTAAATCAGCATCAATAATTCCAATATGTATATTAATCACCTACTTATAGTATAATATTATATTTATAATTTGTTTAATCCAAATACAAACCATTATCATTTTTTGCTCTGTTTATTTGTCCTTTCCAAGTTTTAGGACAATATTCTGTACTATGCTGATTACTTCCACAGTAGGCACAATATAATCCCCAAGCTCTTTTAGCATTACCACTCCATGTTTTGGGACATAATTCGTATGGATGGTCATGGCTACCACAATATGAACAATACATATTATCAACTCCTAAATTTTATTTTCATTGCTAGTATTAATTAATCCTTATTTTTTTAAGTTGTTTAAAGTGCCTTGTTAAAATTATATTATCAATTTTATTCCAAACTTCTTCAGGCAAATTAATATGTAGTTCTCTTTTATTAGGTTCATAATCTACTTGAAAATCATCGTTCATGTAATTCGCTCCTTTTTACATTTTTAAATAACATTAAAATAGATTACATCCACTATTTCTAAATTCAATTATTTTTTGTGTGTATTCTTTACTACTCATATTAAACTTATTACAAAAACATTTCCTACATAATAATTTGTTTAAATCCATTTCTCTGCCAATCATTTTGAAATTCATAGCCAATTCAGCCGAATTAAGTTTTTTATCACAATATGAACATCTCTTGTTAAAATATTTAGCTGCCATTTCTTCTGAAATACCCTTTATTGTCGCAAGTTCTTTAATTCTTTCCGGTGTGGGTTTTTTATGTATTAGTTCGTGTTCCTTACCAGTTCCTAATTTCCATTTACCATTTAACCATTCTTCTAATGTCCACTTAAAACTTTCATATACAAAAGTTGAAGTATAACTCTTTGTTAAAATATCAATCCAACGTTTCCATTGATTTGGATAATATTCTTCAATTAATAAATCTATATAATCAGATTGATAGGGGCAAATTAAACAACCACACCTATTAAAACCAAACTCATATTGTGGATTATATTTTAAATTATTCTTTTTTATATATAACCAAACATCCATATCTGTCCAATCAACAATCGGAGCAATATTTACCCATTTTTTAGGCATATTACTTTTGCCATTAAATATTTTACGATAAAAAGTATCATCCATTGCAAATTGATATTTACTACGTTTAACACTTTCAACTTGCCTAACCCCAATGCACATTACATACTCTAAATTATTATCATAAGCTTTATTTATTTGTCCTTCTTTATATGTCCTGCAACAATTTCTAACTAAGCAAGACGGAGTGTAATAATTTTTTCTTTTTATCCATTGATAAAATCCTTCTTTTGGATTTAATATTTTTAATTTATCTTTAGGTAATTCGTTTTTTATGTATTTATATGTATCAGCAGTCTCATTTGATGTGTTTGCAAAATTTATAATATAATCAATAGTAATATTGTATTTATCATAAATTTTCTTTAATGTTTTTACCCATATATCATAAGCAACCGTACTATCTTTTCCACCAGAATGACTAAATACATATAACTTATTAGGATGTTTTAATATAAATTTAGCTAATCTATAAAATGTTCTTTTGACTAATATGTTAATACGTTCATTATAAAGTTCTTGTAGTTCAATTAACTTCTTTTGTTTATAATCTTTGAATAGTTTAGTATTATCTTTTGATATTATTATATTTTTATTTTGTACTTTGAATTTATAAAGTGGTTTATCGCAAGTACAATCTAAATAAATTTTTGTTCCGTCTCTCCAACAATCAGTAGGAAGTAATATACCAGTTTTTTTATAAAAAAATTGTCTTTCAGGTTCAAATATAGGTTTCATATTTCCTCCAGTTTTATATTTATATTTTTAATAAAAATGTAAATTTATATATACTTTTCTATATAGTTTCTGTCTTGTGCAAATATTGGTATATCTTTATCAACAATCCATCTGCTTCGTTGCGTACCATCTTTATCATAATATTCCTTAATAACACATACTCCACGTTTTTGATATATAGGTAAATCATTAAAATTAATACCTTTTTCTTGAAACAACATTTCTTGTATTTGATTGCAGTTTTTATTGTTTAATTGTTTATGTGAAAAATTAGCCCTACCAATCATTTGAACAGCATTTCTTGTAGCGTCTTGTTGTCTCCATATAAAATAATTACAAACTTCTTCTTTGGGGACATTAAACACCCTACTATCAAACAAGGCAGTGTTTATTCTTTTATAATAAATATCATAATAATCACTAATAGAATCAACATCAATGTTACCAAGTATTTTAACATCCCTATTAATTATTTCGGCAAATGTTTTATTGAAACCTAGTGTAGCCATGCTCGCAGAAACCGAAACCATTTTTTGAATATTTTTATCAAACCATGCTTGAGTTCTTATATCATCATAATCAGTAAGAAGCAGTGATATTTCATCACTCTGGACATATGCAATTTTACACCCCATTATATTTTCACAAAGATACTTTGCAGTATCCCACATGGCTTGCATTAAAACCATGTCAAAAGGTTTTTGAAATCCTCTTGTAAAAGTATGAAACGCTTTGCCGTCAACACGAATTATTGCTGGCATCCTTCTAGTTAAATATCTTCTTTCAATATTTTCATAACCCTTCATTCTATCACCAAGACTATCATTGCTCATACTCTTAATCTCCTTAATATTATATTTGTTACTCCTTCTTATTTACACTTACGATATAACCATATAATTCTTCCAATGTTCTTACACTTATTTCTTTGTCGCCATCATACATAACCTTATCTACGTTTTCATATAGCCACCACCACAACAAATCATCATCTTCAATATGTAGAGATTCGTTTATTATATTTATCATTTCATCGATTAAATAATCACCTATTGTTACTACAGGATGTGCATCACATATTTTACTTATTAGTGTTGCCAATGTTTCTTGTTCGCTGTGAAAATTTTGTATTAACTGCATACGTTTGATAAAATTTTCTTTAGTCATATCAATCACTCCTTTAAGATTCAACATAATCTATGTATTTACTTGTGATAAGAATTTTACCCATATATTTTTGTGTGAGGTCATAAGATAATTTAGGATTTTTATATATTACTATTTTATTAATAATATAATCATCACCAAGAATATTTACATAATCGTCTATATAACCAATCCATTCATTATCTTTAACAAACATTAACCCAATTCCACCCTGTTTATAAGAAAATATATAATCACAGCCTACTTCTCTACATAAGTCTACTGAATTAACAC